CCCTCGTTATGCCCGACAATGTAGGAGCGGTCAGATGAGCCGAAAGTTGTAGTTTCAGGAACATCAACTGAATAGGCAGCAGTTGCGCTATTCAAATAAGTAGTAAGGTCAAAATCATCACTTAGTACTGTGGTGTTTTTGCCGTGGCGGAATGTAGGCATTAGTTAGTCTCCTCAACTCGGCGTTCAAAGTTTGTGCCATCTTGAACATATCCATCTTTGTCCCCATCAGTAGCGTGTGGGTCAAATGTGACTTCTGGTTCAGCCTCAATAACTGGCTCAATAACTGGCTCGGCTTTGGGGGTCTTTCCGTCAGAGAGTTCAATCAGTCCTTGTTCTAATAACCACTTGGCTGACTTCTCTGGAATATCTGAAACTAGCGCATCTTTTTCAGCGCGCTTATCTGGTGGATAATCAATTCCCGTTAGTACGCGATACTGGGGCATTGTTGCCTCCTTTGGGCAGGAACAACCCCGAACGCTTGACCTCAAGGGTTCTACTGCGGCGGGGTCTCTAGGACTCGGTTGCTCAACTTTACCACGACTGCTTGTTTATCTAACACGCCACACACTAAAGGATTTGTAAATCAGCGACTCTCTTTTCAGGATACATAGCAAAGGTGAGAATGCCAGCCTGTGACCTCTCACCTTTCATCTGCTCCCACCAGTCAGAACCGCCGTCCATTGCAGGGGCTTGTAACCAAACACATCCACCCCAATCGGCAACTCGCAAGTGGTGGTAGTGTCCTGAAACTAGAACATCGCTATCACCAACAGAGCGCCGCCCCAAAGACTGCCCTTCTAACCATCTGCGTAACTTTGCCTCTGGAGTTGCACCCGTAGCACGGGCTGCGTGTCCGTGAGTTATACCCAAAACCCAACCTGCTACCTCTGCTGTGATAGATAATTGGTCTGTTGGAATTGCGAACTTAATGTGTCCGTATACCTCTGGGTTGGCTTCTAAAATCTCTGCTACTTGCTCAACTACTGCCAAGTCATCATTGTCGTTTAGAGATGTGTAGGACTTACCTGAACCATTACGATTCTCTCCGTGATTACCTGCAACTGCCATAACTGATACTTCGGGGAAGTACTTAGACCAGCGCATAAGTGCATCGCGTAGAAGCCGCCTTGCTACCTTTATCTGGTCGCGTCTATCTAATTCAATTCCAAAGGTCTGTTGAGCATAGTGTCCTACGCAGCCTTCTATTGAATCCCCTGTCCATAAAACAACTAATCTGCCAATAGGGCGTTTGAGTTTTCTTAGTTCTTTGATACGAGTTTCTACTGCATCAATTCCTTCTAGTATTCGGTGTAGCGTTCCTTTTAGTCCATCACCATCTGGCTTTGCTATCTGCCAGTCTGCAAGAACAACACAGAAAGCCCCATCTCCTAAAGCCTGAAGTTTTACTTTAGGTTTATGCTTCTTGATTTCATTTTCTAACTCTGATAAATCCTCATCAGTTCCCGTCTTGACTTCTACTACTTTGCCCTTCCATTGACGGTTAAGAGTTCCTAGCGGGTCGCCCCAGACATTGAATAGGACAGGCTCAACTACTTTGAACTTTGTCGGGTCTAAACCCCAAATACGAAGTATTGAATCCCAGTTTGGTATCTCCTCTGCTGGTATTGCAGTAGTGGTTACAGTACCTTCTGCTCCATTCCAGACTACCCCTGCTTTCCAGTCCCCCTCGCGCTGCCTAGTAGAAGGACTTTCTAAGGGATTCTTGGAGGTTTTGAGTAGGTTATCTAAATCATCTTCTATGCTCACGGACAAGCACATCCAGTTCCCGTGAACTTTCTTCTACGGTGGCGTCTCATAACATCTCCGCTAATTCGGAAGCCGTGTCTTTTTACTAACAAGGAAAGGTCAGAAGATAATATGTTTTCGTTGTCTAGCAATTCTTGTAACTTGGCGGCTTCGGCGGGGGTAATACTTTCTAACATTCGGCGCACAGAACATAGCGCCCCATTCTTTTGCTTCTGCGGTATAAATGAAGTTAGTTCATCAAGCAAGTTGTTGGTTTGTGGCTTTGCATCTTGGGCAGTTGAGTTTCCAAGGGCGGGTAAGGAGTTCGGCAAAGACTCTATTGCATCTCCAGCAGCGCGGTGTTTCGTCACGTTTCTCTCCTCTGGCGTATGGGTCTTTAGGTTGTGTGTCCAAGTCTACACATCCACAAGACAATCCACATTAAATACGACACGCGGGCGCTCAAGATTATCGGTAGAAAGGCTATAAAAAGAACCACTAGGCTCAGTACGCATAATGGTCACTCCAGCAGATGAAACATTGACCATACCTGAAACTAGGGTACGCAGAGTTTCTGCTAAGTCTCGTGCGGTTGGATAATCGTCTCGCCCAGCCCGTACAGATATTTGCAGGCTCGGTCTATCTATTTCAATAGCCTTTGAGCCAAAGGTCATAGTCGGTGGGAAGCCTTGATTTTCATAAATAGCCACGCATAGGTCTGGACTATCTGGCATCTTGGCTAGGAATAGGTTTGTGCCTATTGTGAGTGTGGCGTTGTTTGAGTCAATGTATGCACCGAGTGCTTCTAGGGCTGTTGCCATTTATAGTCCCAGCCCTTTCCGAACTTGGAGTAGTAGCCTATCGCCCATACCTACTAATTGACGCTTTACTGGGTCTTCTAAATACTTAGCCTTAGTTCCTTCATTGTGACGAGATTCCATATCTTCGTGGACAATTAGGGCGTAATCCGATGCTGCTCCGCCGTAGGAAATATCAACTACCAAGTATCCACCGTCCATATAAGGACGCGATAGGACACCAGAGTTCTTTAGGATACCTGTATCAACTGGAACTTCTCGCTGTGAAGCGGCAAATGCGAGCGCACCTTCACGGTAGAGTGCTTGTCCTAGGGCTTTGGAAGCCCGTACACCGCCGTAAGTCAGCAGGGACTTGAGTTGGGTCATATCTATTGTAAAACTCTCTCCTGTGAACGCCATTAGACTGCTCCAAAGGTTACTTCTGTATGATGAACGGTAATTGTGCCGTTAGCCGAATATTTGACTTTGCGAACCCCAGTAATACGCGGGTCAGCGGTATAAGCAGGTAGGTCTAATCTGTCTCCGACATTTATTGTCGCATCTCCAAGAATATAGAGTTTGCCACCTTCTACGATTTGTTGTCCTTGTTCATCTCTTGTCTTGCCGATAGTTGAAACCACGCGGGCGGAATAGGAAGTACCTGTGGCTGCAATGGTTTGTTTACCGTAGTTATCTAAAGTAGAAGCGGTGTAGACAACGACGGTATCCGTCATATCTTTTGCCCAATGGGAAGGCTGTCCTGAAACGTAAGGCATAGTCCCTCCAGTTTATACGTTGTAGTCGTGGATTCCTGTACGGAAGTCAGTATTAAATACTGTCTGGGTGCGCTCTGCTGTACTGATTAAGGCGGCGCTATTGACTTTTACAGTAGGAGGGAATAAGTCATTCTTTTGCCCTCTTAGGCGGTCTGCCAAAGTACGGAACTCTGCTGCCGAAGTTGCATACGACTCGGAGATAGATAAGTCGCCGATACTGCGAGAGTAGTTTGTTTTGTGAGCGTATCGCCCTGAAATAATTTCAGCAGCCGCAATAGCAGCATCGTAGACATTTCCCCAAGTAGTTAGAAGATAAGTTATTTCTGCGTCTTGCAAGTGAGCATCGGTTGAATCGGTATCTTGAATGAGAAAACGAACCTTGTCTCGGTCTGTTGTTGGTTCAACGTAGGTAAATGCCATTACATACCACCTAGCATCAACCCTGTGACTCGTGCAAAGTTCTGTGCATTTGTATCCGCCGTTGTTGCCGCCGTACCTGCAAGGGCTGTTGTCTGATAAGTCTCAACTAACATCGCCGCTGAAACTGTGCCTGTATCACCTGTGGTAATTACTGTGCCACTCACATTCGGCAGAGTAATAGTTCTATCTGCGGTTGGGTCTACAACTGTAAGGGTAGTCTCAAAGGCATCTGCGGTAGAGCCTTCAAAGATAACACTAGTTGTGACTTGAGGCGCGTCAAGGTAGGAATCAACATCTGTTGCTAAGTTCAAGAAGGCAGTATGAATTGCAGGCGCGTCAGACGCAGTTGGATATCTAAACCCTTTGGTTGTTGTACCTGCCATTTTATACTCCTAAAACTAGATTACTAAAACTGCTGCTTCTTCTTCTGTAAGTGGTTCACCAGAGATAAGTTTAGCGCGAGCAGATGCTTTTAGGGCTTCACGAGCCGCTTCTGCTTCGTCTGCCTCTGCTTTGGCGGTTGCCGCTGCAATAGCATCAAGTTCACGCTGCTCAATTTCTTCTGGTGTTAAGTCAATGTATTGTGATGTGCCAGCCGCTACATCTACAACGAGTTTCTTAGGTACGTCAGTCATTATTCTTCTCCTATGATTATTACGTGAGTTGCATCTGGACAAGACCAAGTGCAGGTTTCTTCATCTAAGGTTACCGTATCGTGGCAATCTGGCTTTGGAGCGATAAAAGCATCGCGGGTTGCATCGTATGAGTAACCAATACCTGCGTAGTTCTTGCGGATTGTGCCGTTGTATGAAGTCTTGACCCAAGTACCACCAAGACTGTTCATAAAGGCTTCGCCTTCATCTGGCTCGCTGTTATTCCCAACGAGTACACGGAGAACAATGTTGTTCTCATCTATTTCTGCCCAATGTGACATATTTTTTCTCCTTTAGACCATCGGATAACGAACAATAACAACTCCAGAACCACCTGCACCACCAACAGCAGACTCACCAGCACCACCACCGCCACCACCTGTATTTGCAGTTCCCGCGTATCCAGTTACAGCATTTCCAGAAATACCATTACCACCACCGCCTAAACCACCTGTACCAGCACTACCTTCGCCACTTGCTACATAAACTCCACCACCACCGCCGCCTGCGTAGTAATAAGTTCCGCCTGAATTTTGACCTGTTCCAGTAGCAGAACCCCAAGATGAATAAGTTGTAGAACCGTTACCGCCGTTACCACCATTAACAGTAGAAGCACCACCAACAGCACCAGCACCACCACCACCGCCACCCATACGCAAAAGATTAGCGCCGCTACCACCATTATTACCTTGACCACTTGGGCTTGCACTTCCTGGTGTGTTAGAAGTGTAACCACCACCACCACCGCCAGAACCGCCATTAGCGCCAACTCGGTCAATACTTCCTCCAGTACCACCGCCATTTGAAACAGTAAGTGAATCAAATTGTGAATTGTTTCCGCTATTACTACTGCTTCCACCAGCACCAACGGTTACCGTGTAATTAGTTGCGGTCAATGATTGTGAATTATGAATTCTCAACCCACCTGCGCCTCCGCCACCAGTAAATCTTCCGCCTCCACCGCCTGCTCCACCAGCAATTTGAAGAATATCGCAACTCAAAGCCTTGGCTGGAGTAAATGTTCCTGAACTCAAGAAAGCGTGATACCAGTAAGTACCATCATTAGCAACGATGTTTCCACCTTCTGCAAATGGGGCGATTACTGGGGTTGTTCCAAGTGATGCTACTCCATAGAGAGAGAATGTGGAACCAGCCCTCAACCCTGCTGCTGCTTCAATGGTTATAGAAGTTATAGCAGCACTTTGAGACCACACCCCTTGAGTGATGTTATTGAAACCAGTAGTTGTGTTAAGTTCTGCTGCTTCGTGAACAAGAAAAGGTTTAGAGGCACTACTTGTGTAGTTAGAAATATAGACTTCTCCGCTGTTCCCAGCAGCCCCAGCCGTGATACTGCCGAGATAGCGAGACAATGAACCAGTTGCAGCATTCACTCCGTCTGCATATATGTATACTCCTGCAAAGTTAGATGTTGAACCATTGAACTGAATATAGATTCCTTCGGTTCCATTACCGAGACCTGAAAAAAGAATCTTCAAATCGGTGTAACCCGTTTGTGGGATGTTATCAAAGGTTACAGAAGCCGCTGACTGAGAAAGTTGAATCGTCTCTAAGAGAATGTGATTTTGTGCCATTTGTTTATCCCCTTACGCGCCTAAATATCTGATAACGACAATGCCCGAACCACCTGAACCTGAATTGTAAGTTCCATCCCAAGGCGCTCCACCACTACCTGTGTTAACAACTCCGCTACTTGCGAGTTGGGAAATATTTTGTCGCCCAGCGCCCCAAGTTGTTACTCCAGGATACCCTGCACCACCAGCACGACCAACAGATGTTCCTGTAATAGAGGAGTACAAGCCATCGCCGCCTTCGGGTGAAACACCTGCATTACCCGCACCGCCACCGCCGACACTATTACCTGCAAAACCCTGATTTGCGGTTCCAGTTCCAGCAGTACTGCCACCACCTCTGCCTCCGCCTGAACCACCAGCGCGACCATTGATACTAGCAGCGCCACCGCCACCACCACCAACTGTTGAAATTGTAGTGAAACCGCTTCCTGTAATAGATGAAGCAATACCATCAGCACCTGCTTGCGGAGTGTTATTAAATCCGCCTGTGCCACCAGCGCCAACAGTTACAGTATAAACAGTACCGCTTGCAAAATTAACTCTACTTTCTGCACTTGCACCGCCACCTGATGATTCGCCAACAACTGAGGAACGATAACCACCAGCACCACCGCCGCCGCCTTGATTAACACCACCCGCACCGCCACCAGCAATAACTAAATACTCGGCATTGCTAATGCTTGTCGTTGGAGTAAATGTTCCAGATGAAGTAAAGGAGTGTGAAATATAACCGTCTGCGTGGCAAGCGATAGTTCCACCAGTTGCCTTGAGGACTGCTGAAGGCTGTGCCGTAACTCCATACAACGAAAATGTCGTACCGACTGCAAAATTGTAAAATGTTGCACCTGTGTTATTTCTCAAGGTGATACTTGTAATAGGCGCAGTATTATTCCAAAGCCCAACAATGTGTTCAATTCCAGTATATCCAGAAACACCTGAATTACCATTCACCGCAAAATAATTTTTAGCAGCGTGAGAGTTAGCATAACTTAACAACTTAATAGTGCTTATAGTGCCGCCTAGTGCCGTACCGCAACCTACTTGATACCCAATCCAGTTTGGACTTAGGTTTGCTCCTTGAGTACTTTGAAGCGTTGAACCATTACTAGAAGCAGAAGTTAAAGCGTAGTTTCCTCCCGTGTCGCCATTAAGTTGCATAACCAAAAACGACAAAGCATTACTAGAAGCATAGTTGCAGACAATTTCTAAATCTGTATAGCCAGAGATACCAGTTAGGTCAAAAGTAACTGTTGAGGTCGCTACTGCGACAGTTTCTCGTCTAAGTTCAACATAAGTGTTAGTAGCCATTTACTTTACTCCATATAATGCTATGTGAGAGTTTTCTACAAAACTTCCTGACGCTGGGTATAAAATAAAACTAGTAACAGGATTAAGACTGTGGTAGCCACTACTATTGACTTCAATATATCCAGTACCATCTGTTCGCTTCCACCCATAAGAACCACGCATAGTTTTACTTTTTGCTGTACTTCCGTAATCTAAAATTTGGTAAACACCAATATTCCACGCTGTGTCTTTTGTTCCACCAGCATTTGTAAAAATGCCCGAGGTTTGACTTGAGGACGAAGTTACTCCTACTGGGTTTGACCCTGCACCGTGAAAACTGTGCCCCGAGTAAATTGCAGATGAATCATCATTGAAACGAACCCTACCCGAAGTGAGAGAGGTGAACTTTGCGAACATTCTAATTTCTAGATGTTTATAGCCTGTTGGGATTGCAGAGAAAGTCACTGTTGATAGACCACCGCTAGGAACTAAAACGGTTGCCAGAGAATCGTAAGCCCCAAATGGACCAAGATAGGCGGGCGCGGTTATAGCCGCAAATCCAGCACCATAAGCCGCAGAAGCGCGGGTAGCAATAATTGGCATAAGCCGACTCCTTTACGCGAACTTAGTTTGTGAGGCAAGTACCGTAAAGGTAGCGCTTCCTGTCTTGATAATAGTATAAACATAAGAGTCAATAGAGGAGGCGTTTCCAGCGCTAAATGCTGTTCCTGTGATGTACTTAGGAGTAACTGAAGTACCATCAATTGTGAAAGCGTTTGAGTAGTAAGCAGTTGAACCTTGTGTAACCAAGAAAACGATAGTGATTGAGTCGTTTGTTGCTAATGAATCATTGAGTGTAGTTGAACCATCTCCGCGAACATTGAGAGTCCAGTTACCTGAAGCATTTGTTGTGTAGTAAAGAACGCCCTGCGTGAGAACATCGTAGTTTACTGTTCCAGTTGCCGCAGTAGCGGATACCGTGAGGCGTTCTTCAGGGGACTTGAGAATTGCAGTAGTTACTACTGGGCTAGTGAGAGTCTTGTTAGTGAGAGTATCTGTTGAGGAAGTAGTGACGACATTGACTCCCTCAATACTTACCACACCAGAGGACACACGGGCAAGAGTTGTATCTGACGCGTGCCCTAGTTCAATAGCGGTGGCTGAGGCAGTTCCCAAAGTAGGGGTTACAAAAGTAGGGCTGTTGTTAAATACAACTACGCCAGTTCCTGACTCATCAGAGACTGCGGCTGCTAAGTCAGCAGATACTGCAAGGACAGTTCCTTGCGCGCCGTTGGTTGTAATTGCCATATTAGGAAATCTCGCTTCCGAATAGAGAGATGGACAGGTCAGTAGTTGAGCCTAAAATGTAAATTTGGTCAGTAGCGTCTAGCGTGATTCCCAAAGTATAGGCAGTAGTTGTATTTGCCTTGCTTACAACATCGTAGGCGATATAGTGCTTTTGCGCCAAAGTCGCGTTATTAGGTTGGACAGTAATTCTGTAAGTTCTATCGCTAGCGCTTGTATTGGCTACCACGATGCTTGAAATAATGGTCTCTGTTGCAGCGGGTACGGTGTACATACTCACTAAACTTGTGGTTGTCGCCTGTTGCGCAAGCACCTTATATGCTGTTGGCATTTATCCTCCTATTAACAAAAGCGGGTGTACTCGCCTAGTCGCTATTGTAGCAACTGAACTAGCAGATGAGGCTGCACTACTCGCCGAAGCATCGGCTGTGGCTACCTCGTCCGTCAAATCTGAACCTGATACTGGGTAAGTACCAGCGTTCAATAATGTGTATGTCGCAAATGCGGCATTGACTTCAGTATAAGTGGCATAAGCAGCAGGTATGTACCAGTACTCGCCAGAAAGAGGGATTTCATTTGTAGCCTGTGTTACTTTGGTATCTAGTAACGCAAGGGCTGCTTCAAAGGTAGCAAAAGGAACTTCAGTAACCAAGCCTACATATTCGGTATCAATGGTTGGAACTGGAGATATATCTGCAAGGTTGAGCGTTCCAGAGGTGGAAGCAGGTAAAACTATCGTGTAAGTCCGACCATCGGGGAAGGCTTCTTCTACTGTGTACTCAAATTCGGGGATAATGTCTGGGTCATTGGTTGAGGGCAGGGTTGTAGTAAATGCTCCATCTGCATCTAAAGTAACCGCTACTGTTGAAGGCACAACCATCTGGTCAGATATTGAGTTGCGCAACATATCTGAAAGGGTAAATTGGACTTGACCTGCTATGGCATCTCCCAAGTAATTCTTGAAAGTACCTGCAAGCCCAACAAGAGTGACGGTATTGGCAATAGCCATTATGCACCGCCCAACATCAGACTAAAACTAAACTGCTTTTCAGTAGCCGCCGCCGTAGCCGCGTTAGCAGCCGCAGATGTAGCATCCGCCAAGATTGCATCACTATCGTCATCAACTGTTGCTATTGCCACCTCTAGGGCGGTAAGAAGGGTATTTGCGGTAGTGAGACGAGCGATAGGAACGTAGGGTTCTGCCACCTTATACTCCCATCAAAAGTAACTGACTTATGCCAGTTCTTTGCGCGGAAGCCGCCGTAGCAGCCGCAGCCGCAGCAGAAGCCGCTGCAGCCTCAATGTTGTCTTGAATAGCAGTAACTTGGGTGTAGGCGGAATTGGCTGTGGTTAGACGATTGTTAATAACGTT